GCATTACAGCTGGATTGTTGGAAATGTTGCCTGGGAAGAAATCTTGAGAAAATCCCACCCCTGGGCAGGGGTATGGCTAGGGATAGTGGAGTTTTGTTTGAGGTTGTGGAAACAAGGATTCTACACCAACTCCATTCCGCCCCTTTTCTTGCACTGTTGGTTATCACTGTGCATGCATAAGATGGGGGCGAGTATCTGGACCACAAGTCTGGCTCATTTGGGCTGGAATCTGTTTTGTGATATGGGCCAGAAATGGGCGACCAATATGATTTGGACTGCCTATAAGAATCAGCACGAGAGAGGCATTATAGCTCCCGCAAGAGGGACTTTTTTCGTTCCCATTCCCGCTGGGGACGTTTTACGCCCCGTGCAGAATACCGTCTATAAATGGGACGAAGAACTTAGAGGTCGTATGGAGATCTCAGTTAATGGTATACGGATGGAACCGACAGATGCGTTGGTTGCGTTGGACGCAGAGGAGAATGTGACCAACGTTATGTGGCCAATTTTGGTCACCCATCGTACCCTGTTTGAGCCAGCAAACACCCAGAAGAATTTGCTTCTGGCTCTGTTGTGTCGAGTTCATAAGATTCCCAAATACCATGCGTTGGTGGATTTGGAAGATCGCAAGAAGGCTTGGGCCCGTGTTTTCCAGACTTTGGTGGAAGTCGGAGCGCTTGACCATCAGGTGTTCTTAAACACGAGTTTCAAGGAGGCGATTGAATTGATGGGTAGCAAAGGCGCGCGTATTGAGCGAGCCATTGACCGTGAGATAGAAGAAGGCTCAGGTCGCTATACCAAGACCATTTCGTTGAAATGGAATGAGACTATCTCCGTAAAGGAGATAGCCGGGGTCATTACTATAAAACCCCGAGCAATAACCAATTTGGATGCCAAGTACCATGGGCATTGCTCTCCTTGGTCTCGTGATTTTTCCGAGGCCATGAAGAAGAGAATTTTCAGTCGGAACATTTTTACGTTACCGAATGGAATTGAGGTGTGTTTGATATATGCCTCTGGTGTTGATCAGGAAGGTCTGGACGATATCGCCGAGTTTATACAATCAGTGGATTGTGTGGTGGTAGTTGGGTCCGGAGATGATACCTTCGTCACTTTTGGCCGCTACCAGGGTTATTTCGGTATGTATGGAGCCGAAGGTGATTTCTCCATGGCGGATCAGAGCCAGGACGAAGCCTGCTTTGAGGAGTACCAGTTCCCACTCAAGAGGAAGTTGGGTCTACCTGAGGAGATAATTCAACATATTAGGGAGCAATGTTCGAATCCTTATTCGGTTAATAAAAATCAGCTCGTAGTGCGAGG